AAACATCAGCAAGGAAGGCGTGCTTGGCGAAACCTACTATGGCATAAACAAATTTCTAGCAGCGCCAGCAGTCAAAATATTTCAACCATTTGCCAAAACAATAACCAACTTGTTTATTGAGGGCTCTAGTTACATTCCTGTGCTCAATACATTGTCGCCACGTTTTTATGAAATGTGGAGCAAGGGTGGCAGGCACCGTGATGCGGCAATGTCTCGACTTGCTATGGGCGGTTCTGCTATTGTGGCTACTGGTATGTTGACCCTTGACAACAGAATGACAGGGTCTGGGCCTTCTCAAACAGAAGATCGCAAAGCGCAAGAAGCGCTTGGTGTGCAGCCATATTCATTTGTGTTTGATAAAGGTGAAATCAGCGAAGAAAATATTGCGCGTCTAAGAGCAATCACAAAAGTTTCTGTTGGCGCAGACAAAATCTATGTCAGTTATGCAAGATTTGATCCCATCAGTATGATATTTGCTATGGGGTCTGACATGGCAGATGCCGCCAAATTTGATCGCCATCCAGATAGAAGCGAATACGAAGTCATGGCTATGGCTGGTATGACGGCCACAGCCGAGTACATGGGCAATATGCCTGTAATGCAATTTGTTGGCGAGATGCTTTCAATTGCAAGATCTAGATCAAATGACGGTGGCGAAAAAATTGTGTTTGCGATGGACGCTATGGCCAAGCAATTTGCAAACTTCTTGTACACCGGAACACCCGGTGTAGGCATGAGCAACAGCACATTGATGGCTCACATTGAGCGATTAGTTGACCCAGCCAAGTCAAACATTAAGTCGCCAGAAATGAACACACCCATGGGCATGAGGGCATTTTATGAAGCGCGACAAAAAGTTATGTCTCGCATACCCGGCTTATCGGCTGGGGTAGAACCCTTGCTGGACAACTTGGGCCGCGAGCAATTTGTAAAAAATCGCGGTTTAGATTATTGGGCCAACTGGACTCCTGTGCTTTCTGCTACAGAGGGGCGACGCTCTGCTGTTGATGAAGTGTTGGTTGGTCTGGATTATGGAATTTCTAATCCACCAGAAACATGGGACGGTGTGCGTTTATCAGCCAAGCAGATCAATCGTTTCAAGCGTTTATATGGCCAAGAGATTTTGATGGAAATGTCTGACATAGAAGTTGATACCGCAACAGGCGAGCCAATTATTGACAAACAAACCAAAGAACCAAAAACCAAAACTGTCATGGTTAATTTAGAAGAAGCTATTCCTATTGTTTTGAAAATGGCTGAATATGATGCATTCATTGCTGGCGAGCCTTTGCTTAAAGGTGATAAGCAAAAAATCATTGATCAAACAATTAGTCAATATCGCCAAATTGCCAAAATGAAAATGGCTGGCGATGAGGAGGGATCTCCTGACGAAAGTGGCGTAATTGAGTTTGAAGATTTGGCTGCGGCAATGAGTCGAAATAGATACATTAAAAAGAGTTATGGAAGATAAACCCGTACAATTCCCAACAGGAAGGATTGCATCATGGCAGTACCAATCAGTAACGTAACCCGCCGAGCAGTGTATGCGCCAAGTGGCGCTGGTGGCGCTGGCCCCTACGCCTTCACCTTTGAGATCTTGGCCAATACCGACATCGCTGTCTTCAAGGACGACACGCTGCTGACCTTGACCACGCACTACACGGTAACCATCAACGCGAATGGCACCGGCTCGGTGACCATCACAGCGACAGGCTTGGCCTTGGCCCCACTCAGCCCAACCCAGTACGCTATTGTCGGCAACCGCACCATCTCCCGGTCTACTGATTTCACAACGGGTGGCGACTTCTTCGCCAACACGTTGAACGATGAGCTTGACCAGCAGACCATTTTTGCCCAGCAGAATGCTGAAGGTATCCAGCGTGCTTTGGTTGCGCCTCAGACTGACCCGACCACCATTGACATGACCCTGCCAAGGGCAGCAGACCGAGCCAACAAGACGCTGTCCTTTGATGCCAATGGCGACCCCACACTGGGCATCAGCGCGGCTGATGTTGCCAACGCTGCTACCTATGCCACCAATGCGGCCAACAGCGCCACAGCTGCGGCATCCAGCGCAAGCTCAGCATCCAGCTCAGCCTCAAGCGCCACCAGCTCGGCCAGCACAGCAACTACTCAGGCCAGCAACGCATCGACCTCTGCAAGCAATGCGAGCACCAGCGCCAGCAATGCGTCAACTTCAGCCACCAACGCTGCGGCATCTGCAAGCACTGCGACAACCCAAGCCAGCAATGCCAGCACATCGGCAACCAACGCAGCAACCAGTGCAAGCACAGCCACAACACAAGCAACCAACGCAGCTGCGTCGGCCAGCAGCGCGGCATCAGCACAGACCGCAGCAGAGGCTGCAAGAGACTCGGCCTTGGCTGCATACGACAACTTTGATGATCGCTACCTTGGTGCCAAGTCAAGCAATCCAACTTTAGACAATGACGGCAACGCATTGCTTGCTGGCGCTTTGTACTACAACACGGTTGTCCCTGAGATGCGCCTGTACACAGGTGCTGCTTGGGTGGCTGCGTATGTATCTGGCGCTGGGTTCGTGGCTCAGTCATCATCGACTGGCGCTGCCTATATGCCAGCAGGTACAACTGCACAACGAGATGGCGCACCCAGTGCTGGCTACTTGCGATTCAACAGTAGTCTTGCAAAGTTTGAAGGCTACAACGGCACTGCATGGTCTTCGGTTGGTGGCGGTGCTACTGGTGGTGGCAGTGATGACATCTTCATTGAGAACGGTCAAACAGTCACAACAAACTACACCATCTCAACAAGCAAGAACGCCATGAGTACAGGGCCAATCACCATCAACTCAGGCATCACAGTCACCGTTCCCAGTGGTAGCAACTGGGTTGTTCTTTAAGGAATTATTATGCCAATCACAATAAATGGAACAGGAACAATTACTGGCATAAGTGCTGGTGGTTTGCCTGACGCAATCATCACACAGCCTGAGTTGGCTACAGGTGTAGCTGGTACTGGCCCTGCGTTTAGTGCTTATTTAGGAAGCAACCAAACAGTAACATCAGGTGTATATACAAAAGTTACGTTAAACACAGAGCGTTTTGATACAAACAACAATTTTGATTCAACAACAAATTACAGATTTACGCCAACTGTTGCTGGTTACTATCAAATAAATTACGCTGTATATGGAATTGCATCAGGAGCAATGACAGCTATTATTAGCGCTTTATACAAAAATGGTACTGTTTATGAATATGGAGTTATAGGTTCTGTTACTGGAAATCAACAATATGTTTCATCTACATTGGTTTCTATGAATGGTTCAACTGATTATTTAGAACTTTACGCAAGTGTTAGTGCAGCAGGTACGGTTACTGTGTCAGCGGCAAGTGGAGCAACTAGCTATATGTCTGGCGCATTGGTAAGGAGCGCATGATGACACTTTACGAAAAAATCAAAGCACTGTACCCAACATTGCAAGACGCAGACTTTATAGACACCATCCGCTTGCAAAACGACAGCGATGGCAAAGGCGACTACATAGCCAAGTGGGAACACCCAACACTTGCTAAACCTACAGAGGAGCAATTAGCATGAGTTTAGTAAAAGTCTCAGGCAATGCCAGCGGCACAGGTACGCTGACAATTGCCGCACCTAATACAAACACCGACTACACGCTGACGTTGCCGACAGTAACTGGAACGCTATCTATTGCAGGTGCAACAACAGTTCAAGTTTTTACATCAGGTTCAGGCACTTACACAACGCCTGCAAACTGTAAATCTTTGTACATAAAAATGTGCGGTGGTGGCGGTGGTGGCGGTTCAAACAATAACGCTGGTACTGGTGGAGCAGGCGGCAATACAACATTTGGTACGTCTTTGCTTACCGCTAATGGTGGTTTTGGTGGTAGTTATCTTAGTGGTTCTGGTGGTAGTTTTACTTTGAACTCACCCGCATCAGGTAAAGGGTTAGCTGGCGGTAACAGTGGCGGTGGAATTTATCCCGGAGTTATATCAGGCACTCAACTTTCTGGTGGTTATGGCGGGGTCAATCCTTTTGGCGGTTCTGCGGCTGTAACAGCCCAAGCAGGTGCGGCTGGTGCAGGCGTCGCCAATACAGGTGCAGGGGGCGCTGGAGCACCAACTCTCACAACCAATCAATATGCTGGAGCAGGCGGCGGTGCGGGAGGATACATTGAGGCAATTATTAACTCTCCTTCTTCAACATACTCATACGCAGTTGGAGCAGGCGGCACTGCTGGTACAGGAGGCGCTTATGCAGGTGGTGCAGGTGGCTCTGGCGTAATAATTATCACGGAGTATTACTAATGAATAAATACGCAATCATTCACAATGGTTCTGTTGTCAACATCATTGAATATGAAGACCAACCATCCACTCCTCCTGCGGGTTTTGAAGATGGTCATGTAGCTATTCAAACTAATGTAGCAAGCATTGGTTGGACTTATGCTAATGGCACATTCACAAATCCAAAACCACCTGAAGTTGTTGAAATGCCAGTATCAAAGTCATTGACAGACATGATTTTGGAAAGCCCAGCAGAATTAGCAAAACTTAAACAAGCATTGGGGATATAACATGGCAGTCACACTTAACGGCACAACTGGACTGGTCTTTAACGATGGGTCTACGCAGGCGACAGCGGCTACTGGCTTTGGCTTCAAGAACCGCATCATCAATGGCGCAATGGTGATTGACCAGAGGAATGCGGGGGCAAGTGTTACTCCGGGCGCATCTTTTGGGTACACCGTAGACCGTTGGGGCGCTGCTGAAGATACCGATGGCGCTTGTACTGTTCAGCAAGTAGCAGACGCTCCCACGGGTTTTGTGAACTCGCTCAAATTTACCACGACCACCGCTGACGCATCTCTTGGAGCAACTCAGTTTTGCTATATTGGGCAGTTCATTGAAGGCTTAAACGTATCCGATTTCGCATGGGGGTCTGCATCCGCGCAGACCGTTACTATGTCTTTCTGGGTTAAGTCAAGCCTGACAGGTACGTTTGGCGGCGCTTTAACTAACAGCGCATTCAATCGCTCTTATCCGTTCACCTACGCAATCAGCGTTGCAAATACATGGGAGCAAAAAACCGTAACCATTGCTGGCGATACTAGCGGAACTTGGCTGACAACGAATGGCGTTGGCATCCGTGTGCAGTTTGGTTTAGGTGTGGGTTCGACTTACAGCGGGACGGCTGGAAGCTGGGCTGGGTCTCAGTTCATCTCAGCCACCGGCGCAGCGTCTGTAATCGGAACACTCAGCGCAACTTGGCAAGTCACAGGCGTACAGCTAGAGAAGGCCAGCACCGCTACGAGCTTTGATTACAGACCTTATGGGACTGAGTTGTCGCTTTGTCAGAGATATTGTTTTAGAGCTGTTAATTATGATTTAGGTAGGGTGCAAGATGCTACTTATACATTTGGTGGACTTAGATTTCCAGTTACTATGAGAGCCTCTGCGTCTTATACAGCAAGCTCAGGAACGTATACAGTTAATGCAGGTAGTGCCGGTACTGTTGCTTTTGCTTTTGCTTCTACTGATACGATGTTTGCATACAACGCCGTATCAAACTGGACGGCTACTGCATTTGTTCAAATTTCAGCAACATTTACAGCGGAGTTATAAATGTACAGATTAAATACACCGCCGGGATTTAATAATCCAACTTCCGTAGTTCGCTTGTCGGATGTTACTTACATCCCCTTTGACCCCGACAACACAGACTACCAAGCCTACCTAGCATGGCTTGCAGAGGGCAACACACCAGAGCCAGCGGATGAGGTGACACCATGACACCAGTTGAAGCACGACTAGACACGCACGAACAAGTCTGCGAGTTTCGCTATGACTCAATCAACGCTCGACTCAAACGCATTGAGCAGATCTTGATCGGCAGTTGTGCCGCCATCATTGGTATGTTGTTGACGTTGGTGCTGAAGCTGTGATGTGGATCCAATCAGCATTTGCCTGCTTGCGGCAGGTCTGGTCAAGCAGATCCAAGCTGGGTGCGAGCTGTATCGCTCTGCAAAAGAATCTTTTGTTGAGATCAAAGCAACTGCTGACGAAGTCATTGCCATTGGCAAAGAGGTACATGGATTCTGGGGCCAGCTACTTGCGTTCTTTGGTAGCAAGCCAAAGCCCCAAGCTGCAAAGCCTGTGGCAAAAAACAAGAAGTCTGCTTATGTCGCTGTTGATGAAACTCAAGTCAAAGTTGACATCGTCAAGAGTCTGACAGAATTTTTTCGTTTGCAAGAGCAGCTGGCTGCTCACATCAGGGAAGAAGAAGAGAAGAGCAAAACAGTCTACGACCCTAATCAAAATTTAATGGAGGCCGCGCTCAAGAGAACCATGGCCATGCAAGAAATGGCAGCGCTGGAAGTGACGATAAGAGAAACGATGGTGTACCAGTCGCCGCCCGAGATGGGTGCTCTTTTTAGTGCTGTGCACGAAATGCGAGAAGTGATTGAGGAAGAGCAGACAAAAGCTAGACTGAAACAAGAGGCAACAAAAAGGCAAGAGGCATGGCGACTCAGGCAAGAGGAAAGAAACCTGCAAGCAAAGTTGGCAGCAGTCGTAGTGACTACCCTATTCCTCCTTTACCTGTGGTTGTGGCTCCTCCTGATAAATCGCTGGGGGAAGACATGATCGGGTGGATCGCGGCCTGCCTGCTCGCTGGGCTGATGCTGCCGCTGCTGGCCATGCTGTACCTCGACGTGTTGGAAACAAAGAACGAGGCCAAGCAGTCGATTGAGAAGGTGGAAAAATTAAGACGGCAAGTGGAACAACAAAGGAAAGGAAACAAGGATGACTAAGCAGCTAGAAAAAGGATCAACATACGCAGCGTTTGACACAGACGGCGACGGCATTGTCACTGATGACGAGTTGTCCAAGAGCGAGCGCATGATGCAAATTGAGAACATGGACAAGCTCGCCGACCAGCAGCGTGTCATGGCATGGGTGGCCATGGGCCTGCCCTTCCTGATCATCATGTTCTTGTGCCTGCCATACATCACTGACGCACGGGTTCAGCTGATCATGGGCTTGGCCACAACCTTTGCCGCTGCGATGGGCACTATCGTGGTCGCCTTCATGGCAGCCACTGCTTACATTCGCGGCAAGATGACCGATGCTTAAACTGGCCATCGCTGCTGCCATGCTGGCTGCTGCCTTCGCGTCTGGCTTTGCAGTGCAGGGCTGGCGCAAGGATGCGCAGATCGCAGAGATCGAAGCAGCCAACTCGGCTGCTGTGGCCGCTGCCACTGCGCAGGCCATGGAACAAACCACCGAGATGCAAAGGAAAAAAGATGACGCACTACGACTCGCGGCAAAGCGTGCTCAAGAGAATGCTGCCGCTGCTACTGCTGCTCGCGCTGAGCGTGACGGGCTGCGCAACCAGATCAACACCGCCACCGCCGCTCTGCCCACAGCTACCTGCACCTCCGCAAGAGACTACGCCGCCACCGCCGCAGCCGTATTCGAGCAATGTGCTGCAGCTCTTGAAGAGCTGGCGACAAAAGCTGATGGACACGCCACTGACTCAAGAACCCTGACCAATGCGTGGCCAAGCATTGAAAGAAAACCATGACAATTTTCATCCCTGTTTTGTACATATGCTTGGGCTTGCAGTGTGAATTTTTTCAATCGGAAATCTACTACGTTGAAGAACAAAAATGTTCTCAAGAGATAGACAAAAGGAAGGCCGAATCGAAGGCCACAAAGATTGAAGGTATTTGTGTTGATATAAAACTTGAAAGGATCAAAGATGCAGCTGACAAAAAACTTCACACTTAGAGAGCTCACCAAGTCAGAGACTGCGGTGCGCCATGACGTTGACAACCAGCCAAATGAAGAGCAGATCGAATCGCTGCGCTTGCTTTGCGAAAAGATCTTGCAGCCAGTGCGTGACCACTATGGCAAACCAGTTCGGATCAATAGTGCGTTTCGCTGCGCAGAATTGAACCGGCTCACGGGTGGGTCTGCAACCTCAGACCATTGCAAGGGCCAAGCAGTTGACTTTGAAATTGACGGTGTGTCGAATGATGAGCTGGCGCGCTGGGTGCAAGAGAACCTTGAGTTTAGTCAATTGATCCTAGAATTTTTTCAGCCCGGCATTCCTGATTCGGGGTGGGTGCATGCCTCTTTCAACCCACAAGCTCTCAAGGCTCAAGTGTTGACCGCCACCAAGGTCGCCGGAAAGACTCAATATCTTCCCGGCTTGGTGGTAGCTTAACCCTGCGATGCACCCAGCGCTTTGATGCGCTGGCTGTAGCTGGCTGTGTGCCTGATCCGCTTGACCATGTCAATGCGCCCGATGGTGTCTTCGTTGGCCAAGCGAAGATCTTTGAGCGCGGTCATGCGCTCACGGGCTGGCCGCTTGCCAGCTCTTGCTGTCTTGTCGGCCAGATCTTCGTAGGCATCTGACCATTGATCCAAGTCCTCATGGATTGAAAAGGCCTCTTCCTTGCCGGGCACCATCAACGCATACCCAAACCGCGCCACGGTATCAGCAGGCTGCAACTCTTCAGCTTGCACTGTCACCAGCTCTGGCTCAACCGTGTCGGCCAGCGCCGCCTCAATGATGACCGGATCGCTGGTCTGCACAGGTATGGTCACCGGCTCCGGCTTGGCCACCATGTCCAGCGGATTAGCCGGTTTAGCCGAATTAGCCATTAGCCGGGGCTTGGCCTCATCGGGGTAGTCGGCTGCCTCTTCGGCGCTGATCAAGCCCTTGAGCACATCGGGGAAGGCATCGCGCAGCGCAAAGCCGCGAGCTCGCATCTGCATCATGCGCTTGGGGTATGCCGACCATGGGCCCTGCTTGCCCCACAGGCCAGCTCGCTTTGCATCTTCAAGGCTAAACTTGGCAATCACTGGCTTGCGATTTTTTCGCTTGGCCACGCAGACGGCTACCGGGTTGGGTGTGTCTTCGCCTTCAAAGAATTCTTCAACGTCTTCACAGACTGCGCTGGCCTGCACCAGCGCCATCATTGCATCGCCGTACACGCTGGGTTTGCCGTTGATCACCGCGATGTTTTGCAGGGCCTGCATGGGTGCCAAACCCATTTCGTAGCCCCACTGTACGCAGACCAGAATGTCTTGGGGCTTGCCTTGATAGGCCTTGGGCACCATGCTGGAGCTGGCCAGCATGTCGCTGAATTGGATGGCCTCGGTCAGCGTTGCTGGCGCAAAGCCTCGGTTAGTGGTGGTTAGTTCCATTTGGTTCTCTCTCGGTTAAGTAGGTTTGCATGGTGGTGAAGATCAGGTTGGCCATGGCCTCAACAAAGGCCTCGGCTTGTTGCTCGGTGCAGTCGGTGGCGTTGAGCATGGCCACGACAGCTGCTTCGTAGGCCTGCTGCATGTCGGGCCTGCCTTGCAGGTTCAAGACCGCTCCTTGATGGTCAGCGTGGACTGGCGCACAGAGTAGGCTTCCTTGGCCGGCACCAAGCGCTCGGCTGCCGCCTTGTAATTGCGCATTGGCCAGCTGATCACAAACTGGCCAGCTCGGCCACGCTCGGCCTGCCCCATCAGTTCTTTGAGCTGCTTTTCATTATTGTCAATGGTGGCCTCGGCTTCGCGGATCACAGACTTTGCAGCCAGCAGCTGCTCAGCCAAGCGCTCGGCCTGCATGTCCAGCGATATCTCTTCCTTGGCCGCAGCCTGTGGGTAGATTCGATCCATCTCCTTGCTTGACTGTGGCGGGTACCAATCAATCGCGCCGCTGTCGCGGTAGGTCTGCAGCTTGTGCTCAAAAGCCAGCACAGCTTTGATGATGGCCTTTTGGGTTTCATCATGCGGTGCAAACAGGAACACTCGCAGCTCAATGCCTTGGTACAGCACGCAGACAGCGCCCCACTTGTGGCCGGTGATCAGCATCTGGCCTTGCAGTTGGATGGGGCCGCGTGCAAGGTGCGGCACATCTTCGGGCATGGTCTTGGTCAGCTTGGCTTCAAGCACGCCGGGCCCGTTGAGAATGATTGAGTCTTGGCCAACCACATACAGGCCCTTGTCGGAGTCGGTGAAGATCTCTTGGCCAAGCCCGTAGCCAATGCCGTCCAGCGAGCACGACAGGGCGACGGCGTTGTGGGTGTAGGCGTGCCCGATCTGGGTGTCGTAGTCATTGATCCCCAAGCGCTTGGCTGCTTCAATCAGGATGACTGGCTCCAGTGTGTTGCCCCAGCCCATGGCCTCATTGCCAATGTCGGGGCGCTCTTTGCCGTCAATGGCGTTGATGCTGAACTGCAGCTCATCATTGGGTGTGCTGTACTTGCTAAAACCCATGAGGCCGGGTAAGCGCGATGCGCTCATTGATTTGTCGTCGGTCAGTTTGCCTGCCATGATTTTTTCCTTGTTAAGTTATTTGATTCGTAAAACTTCAACTGCTTCACCGTTGATGCATGACTTGTAACTGCCTCTGCCCCACATGTGAATCGCCCGTGCTCCAATGTTGCTTTGCAATTCCCCACCAGTGAAATTGCCAAATGGCACAACAGCAACATCACCGACTTTCAGTTTCTCAAGATGAGGCCGGATGTAGTTGGAGTAAGTGCCAATTGGTAGAAGGGGTTTGTTTCTCTGTCTGTTGGTCGCCACAACAACCAGATCGCCATATTCTTGGCCATCAATGGTTATGACCTTGTATTCGCATTTAAGTGCTCTCAAAATTTGAAGCGCTTTTTCCAGCGCGTGTTGCTTAACTGACATCTCTCTCTCCTTGGTTTTTTAATGAATAAACACGCACCACTCTCGCATGCGCTTGGGGGTGATTGGCCTCAACAAGGCCAACCTTGCGGAACTGCTTGGTGCGAAAGACCGCGCCCAAAACAGATGGGTGGAGATGCGCGGGGATCTGAACTCGCTCGCGCACATCATTGATGCTGACACTGCCATGCTGGCGGCAGACCTCGGCAGCGACCACCCGGCACCGTGCCAAGAAGTCGGCATCGCGCTGCTCAAACAGGTCGAGCTGCGCATCTCTCAGGATCTGGCCAACCTTCATATGAAGATGATCACAATCAAGCCAATGACTGACACCACATACAGGGCTATGTCGGCAGCTGCGGCTGCTCTGATCTCAAGTTTGTGCGGTGTTGGCAGCAAGGCACGCTGCAGGCGCAGCATGTCGGGGTCTGATTCTGGAATGAGGTCAGGCTCATGGGCTGAGCCGATGATCACTTTGCCGGTGTTGAATTTTTGTGCCATGGTTTTGCTCCTTAGATGCGTTTGAGAAGGTTGGACACCTGTGAGGCGTTCCAGTTGGTATTGCCGCGTGGTGTGGCCACGCCGCGTGCTTGCAGGGCTGCTGCGATGTCGCGCATGGTGTCGGCGCCAGACTTAGTGATGATGTCGCGCACGATGGGGCCAACGCGCTCAGCGTATCTGTCGGCCTTGGCTTGGATCTTGGCCACACCGATGGCTGAGCCGATCTGGGGTGTTGGGCAGCCAAGGGTGCGGCCCTGTGCTTTGACCTGCGCCAGCGCTGCCTTGGTGCGCTCGCTGATCTTGCGTGCTTCCCACTCAGCAAACACGGCCATCATCTGAAGGAAGGTGCGGTCGGCCTCGGGCATGTCGGCGCAGACGAAGGGCACGCCGGACTCAAGCAGGCCAGAGATGAAGTGCACGTTGCGTGCAAGGCGGTCGAGCTTAGCGATGACCAAGGTGGCCTTGGCCTTCTTGGCGGTGGCCAGCGCTGCGGCCAGCTGCTCGCGGTCGTTCTTGCGGCCAGACTCGACCTCGGTGAACTCGGCCACCAGCTCGGCGGCGGCGATGTGCTTGGCCACAGCTGCACGCTGGGCATCAAGGCCGAGGCCTGACTGACCTTGGCGGTCGGTGGAAACGCGGTAGTAGGCGACGTATTTGGTAAACATGTTGAACTCCTGTAGGCTTTATCTGCCTGTTGAACATGAACGAATCATAGCACGGTTTGTATATCGCTTTGGAAGTACCTAAACCAAGTATTTTCTAGGGAGTTACCCTAATACAACACATTTGGCTGGGCAGGCGGTATCAGGTAGATATACACTCGCCAGCCATGAAACCTAAACTCAAACCTTTTCTCATGCGCTTGCACCCTGCCACGCGGGAGCTGCTTGACAAGGCAGCTGTTGACCAAGGCCGCAGCGTGTCATCCCTGATCGACCAGTGTGTGCGTGAGCAGCTCGCGCCCCGCTACGGTGAGCTCCAGCCCCGGCTGCAGCGGTTCCTGTCGGGAGTGCGCCAGCCATGAGCAAAGCCGAAGCAAACACTTTGTTGGACAGGGTGCGGGATGGCCAGCTGGTGCCGCCATACCTGATTGAGCTGGCGCTGGTGGCCACGGGCGACAAGCCTGCGGAGCTTGGCCATGAATGAAACCATCTTGGCGCTGGACTTGGGCACCACCACCGGCTGGGCTTGCAGGCCCATGGACGGCAGCATTGTCCATGGCTGGGCCAGCTTCAAGCCCGGCAGGTACGAAGGCGGCGGCATGCGTTACCTGCGCTTCAAGCAGTGGCTCAGTGAGCTCAAGGGCACGGTGGGTGGCGAGCTGCAGGCGGTGTACTTTGAAGAGGTGCGCAGGCATGCCAGCACTGACTCAGCGCATGTCTACGGTGGGCTGATGGCCACGCTGACAGCATGGTGCGAGCACCACAAGATCCCTTACCAAGGCGTGCCGGTGGGCACCATCAAGAAGCATGCGACGGGCAGGGGCAATGCCGGCAAGCACGACATGGTCGAGGCCATGCAGCTGCTTGGCCATCCTGTCACTGACGACAATGAGGCAGACGCGCTGGCGCTTTTACATTGGGCATTGGAGGTGCAATCATGTTGATGACTGTTTTTTGGGTGGTAGCACTCATGTTGCTGGGATCCTTGCTGACCCTGCTTGTGCTGTGGCTGATGCTGGAATACTTGGAGCAAAAATGATGCATGTCAGCTACGTCAAACTATTCCGCGACGACGAAGGCACCGTGCGTGACACGCAAGAGGCCAACGGCGAGATCCGCAACTTCCAGCACCAGATTGAGTTGCTCAAGCAGGCGCTGGAGCGGGAGATGAACACGGTGGCCGACCTGCGGGAGCTGCTGGACTCGGTCAGGCGCATTGCGTTTGAGCTTAACGAAGAGATATTGAAGGACACAAATGCCCAGACCACAAAGTGAGATTACAGGCAAGCAGATCAGCATTGCTGTGCGGGTCACCGCAAGCCAGAAGGAAGCCTTTAAGCAGCTGGGCGGGGCAACATGGCTACGCAAGCAGCTGGCAGCTGAGATTGAGCGCAATTGGAAGCAAGAGCAGCCAAGCCTTGGCAAGAAGATCATCAGCCGTGTCTTCGGTAGATGAGCTGGCCTGCCCAGCATGCGGCAAGGTGCACCCAGATGCCAAGCTCATCACGCTGCCAGACGGGACCGTGGTGGGCGGCTACAGCAATGAGTACCGAGCCTACACCGAGGCCAAGTGGGTGCTTGACAAGCTGCCGGTCACGGTCAACCGCAGGCGCAAGTCAACCCCGCAGATCAGCAGGCGGGACTACATCTTGGGCGTACAGGAAAGGCGTGGCCAAGAGTCAGCCAATGAGCTGGCGCTCATGGTCACCAAGCTATGGAAGGCAGCCAAGTGAGTAACGTACATCACATGAAAAACAAGACCCCGGAAGAGCGAAGAGCAATAGCCCGCAAAAGCTTTGCTACTCGCATACGCAACAGGGAAGCCGACGAGCAAATTAGAAGAAACGCAGCTCTTTATGGAAACTTATTTGCCCAAATAAACTATCTGGAGCAGAACTTTGAGGTTCTTCAAAGGATGGAGATGTACAGCAAGATTGCCATGTCTTTGAACAACAAGTCTTTACCAACAGATCAAGAGATTGCTGACAAGCAGGCATCAGACAAGTGGAGCACTTAAGTGAACGCGATGACTGAGCCTGTCAACTTTGCCATACCCAAGAAGCCAAAGATCAAGGAAGAGCCACTGGCACCTGATCAACGCAAGATCGCGGTCATACCGATCCGAGCCTGCACAGACAAGGATCTAACACCCGGCATGATCAGGTCATTCATCCTGATATGCAGCTACATGAACCGGTCTGGCATCACTTGGGTTGGCCAAAAGACCATGGCAGACAGGCTGGGCATCAGCCAGCAAGCCATCAGCAAGCACCTAGTCAAGCTGACCAAGGCAGGCTACCTAGAGATCTTGAAGAAGCCCATGCCCGGCGCAAGGCACACCACATGGCGTGTCATCTTCGACCCAAGCATCAGTGCCGAAGACGCAGTCAGCATCACCAGCGCCATCGAAGACACCAGACCACCCTACATGAAGGAGCAGCAAGCAATGGAAGCAGACAAACCAGATCCAGAGGGCCAGCGCAGAGTCGCCCAAGCAATCAGCAAAGTACTCAAGCAACCAACCAAGAGGTACACAACCATGCCCAAGTCAGGCGAGACAATCACAGTCAGGAACATGAAAGCAGCCATCCAAAAGGCGCAAGCCAAGGGATCACAGGCACAACCCCCAGAGGTTGTACAACCAGAGGCTCAAAGTAGTCAACAAGAGCCTGTGGATAACTCTTCCCAGATACAACCTGACGGTGTTTATGGCACAACCTCTGAGGGTTGTAGAGAACACAAAGAACAAGGGGGGTCTGCTTGTAAAGTGGATAACATTTTTAAAAGCGATGCAGACATGTCTGTTCTGCACAACCAAGATGTTCAGCAACTTGTCAGCGACGGCATGTCTGCACAGCAGATCCGAGACTGCCTCGACACCCTGCTGCCGCTGTACGCAGCCGAGGGCATCAAGCCCAGCAGCCATGTCCTGATGGCAGGGATCCGGCAGTTGCAGGCAGATGCCAGATGACTGGATACCCCGCCAAGCCACAGGAACCAGCCTTCCAGCCACGATCACAGTCTGGTCTAGGCGCAGGTAGTCACTCGGCCTGTCAGCGCGTTGTAGGCCCTGCAATCCGAGATGTACAACCAGCATACGAACGTCTGGGTTTTGTACAAGGCTGGCGCGTCAAGGGGTGTCTGGCTGCTGGGGGGCGCAGGCCTCAACATATATGCGCCAGCGCGTGCGCAGGCGTACCGCCCACGGTGACGTGCGCGGAACGCGACCCTTGCCCCCCCACCCCACACCGTAGCGTACGGGGCCCACTCCGAAATTTTCCCCACTTTTTCAACGACAATCATGTAAAGGACTTTTATGACAAACGACAATGAGATCAAGCCCAGTGAGGGCAAGGCTTGGAAGAACGCTGAGAAGACTGAGGCGTGGCACGGCGACTACAAGGGCACGTTTGTGATGCCTGATGGCACGAAGCACTTCTTGGACATCTACGTCAACAAGAAGCCTGACGGCGGGGTCTGGTTCAAGATCAAGGTTGGCAAGGCCAAGATGAGCAGCGCTGGGTCTGTGGCTGCTGCTGCGCCTGTGTTTGCTGCGCCCCAGCCGAGCCCCAAGCCTGCGGTGCCGGACAATGATGACGATATACCGTTCTGATGGGGGCTGACATGAACAACCCACCAGCATTTCCGCTACACAACCACGGGGCACAGACTCTTGGTTTGCATGTAACAGGCATGAGCCTTCGTGACTACATGGCTGCCAAGGCTATGCAAGGGATGATGGTTGACGTTGAGCAACCAGTTTGCGCTTACATTGCAAAACATTCTTATGCAATGGCAGACGCAATGCTGAAGGCGCGTGATGGCAAGGGTTAAGTCAACGGTGATCCCACCCCTGACCAACTGGGGCGGGGTGAGGTCTGTGCAGCGCAGGCTGGAGCGCTCAAGCACCATCATGGCCAACAAGGAGGCTGTGGCTTATGCGTTGCTGAGCATGGCCAACACCAAGCTGACAGACATCATGAGCTGGGATGAGCAGGGCAATGTGACGGTGAAGAGGTCTAGCGATATCCCAGAGCATGCGTTGCACGCGATCAAGAGCATCAAGGTCAACAGCAAGAAGGACTCTGACGGCAATGTGTACTCCACGCTGGACATTGAGCTTTACGACAAGGTGGGTGTCTTGAGACTGCTGGCCAAGGCAAGTGGTCTGCTTGACAACCCTGACGACGGCAATGAGAAGCCAAGTGTGATTGATATCAATGTTGTGGCACCACGGGGTGAGTGATGTGGCGCAAGAGGCAGATAAGACAACTGGAGCAAGAAGATGAGCCGTACCAAAGAGATGTCCGACAAGAGCGTGCCGATGGCTGGCCTGAACCTAGACTTCAGCGAGTCGCCGGTGATCTACGACTTCATCCAGTCCAAAAACTTTGTGCAAGGGATCATGGGGCCGGTGGGCTCGGGCAAGAGCTACGGGTGTGCAGCCAAGATCTTCATCAAAGCCGTTCAGCAAAAGGCCAGCCCGATTGACAACGTCAGGTATTCGCGCTGGGCCATTGTCCGAAACAGCTACCCCATGCTGAAGACGACAACCATCAAGACATGGCTGGATCTCTTCCCTGAGTCAACCTTTGGCCCCATGCTGTGGACACCGCCCATCACCCACCACATCCGGCTGCCTGCCCGTGGTGACGCGGCTGGCATTGACTGCGAGGTCATATTCCTTGCCCTTGATCAACCCAAGGATGTCAGGAAGTTGCTGTCGCTGGAGCTCACAGGTGCTTGGGTGAACGAGGCGCGTGAGCTGCCCAAGGCCGTCATTGATGGCTTGACCCACCGGGTTGGCCGATACCCCACCAAGCGCGATGGTGGAGCCACATGGCACGGCATTTGGATGGACACCAACCCCATGGATGATGACCATTGGTGGCACCGCATGGCCGAGAAGGAAAAGATGACTGGCCAGTACGCTTGGAAGTTCTTCAAGCAGCCCGGCGGTGTGGTGCCCGTGGACGTTGACGACCTGCCTGAGAACCCAGAGGCCAACGACCACATCTTTGCGTCGGGTAAGTGGTGGAAGGTCAACCCCAAGGCCGAGAATGTCCACAACCTGCCAGCTGGCTACTACCAGCAAATGCTGCTTGGCAAGAATTTGGACTGGATCCGCTGCTATGCTGGTGGCGAATACACCTATGTCCAAGAAGGCAGGCCTGTTTGGCCAGAGTACGAGGACAGCACCATGTCCGGCGACACCGAAATTGAGCCCAATGTGCCCATACAGATAGGGCTTGACTTCGGATTGACCCCTGCAGCCACCATTGGCCAGCGTTTGCCCAACGGTCGGTGGCTGATCCACCAAGAAATCGTGACCTTTGACATGGGCTTGGAGCGCTTTGGCCACCAGCTGCTGGCTGAACTGAACCAGCGCTACCCTAATCACCAAGTTTTGGTGTGGGGCGACCCAGCCGGTATGGCAAGGGAAACCATTTATGAGACAACTGCCTTTGACCACTTGAAAACCTTGGGGCTGCGAGCACAACCCACGGCCAGCAACGACTTCAAGGTGCGCCGTGAGGCCTCTGCCGCACCCATGCAGCGGCTGATTCAAGGTAAGCCGGGGCTTATTGTCAACCGCGAGTGCAAGTTGCTACGCAAAGCGCTGGCCGGTGGCTATCACTTCAAGCGGGTGGCGGTAGGCGCTGGCCAAGAGCGCTTCAGGGACGCGCCAAACAAGAATGAGCACTCACACATTGGTGACTCCTT